TAACTTGCCAGGCGGCTTTAAGACCCGTGGATTGCGGATCAAAGGTGACGATACCCCGATTAGCCCAGGCGAATTCCGTGACGTAGACGTTCCATCTGGAACAATGCGTGACAACATCCTGCCGCTGCCATATAAGGAGCCAAGCCAAGTATTAGCTGGTTTGATGGACAAGATTATTGAAGAAGGTCGCAGATTTGCTAACACTGCAGATTTGAACTTATCGGATATGTCTGCTAACGCTCCTGTTGGCACAACCTTGGCGATTTTAGAGCGCACACTGAAAGTGATGTCTGCTGTTCAGGCACGCATCCACTATAGTCTCAAGCAGGAACTGAAGCTGTTAAAAGTAATTATTGCTGACTACACACCAGATGAGTACACATATGAGCCAGTTGAGGGATCACGTCTCGCTAAGAAGAGTGACTACGACAATGTGGATGTCATACCTGTATCGGACCCGAATGCGTCAACGATGGCGCAGAAGATTGTCCAGTATCAAGCGGTACTTCAACTTGCGCAAGGAGCCCCACAGCTCTACAACATGCCCCTTCTCCACCGCCAGATGCTCGATGTACTGGGGATTAAGAATGCGAACAAGCTCATTCCGATGGAAGAAGATCAGAAGCCGACTGACCCCGTATCAGAGAACCAGAACGTACTGATGATGAAGCCTGTTAAGGCGTTCCAGTATCAAGACCATCAGGCACATATCACCGTGCATATGTCAGCCATGCAGGATCCCAAGATCATGGCGTTGCTACAGAACAACCCGATGGCTCAAGCGCTCCAGTCAGCAATGATGGCGCACATCAACGAGCACTTAGGCTTCCAGTACCGTATTGAGATTGAGAAGCAGTTGGGCGTCTCCCTGCCACCTAAAGCAGATGAGAACGGTGAGGACATCAACATGGAGCCAGCAGTAGAGGCGAAATTAGCTCCGATGTTGGCACAAGCGGCAACACAGTTACTCCAGATGAACCAGCAGCAAGCTGCCCAGCAACAAGCGATGCAGCAAGCGCAAGACCCACTCCTGCAGTTACAGCAGCAAGAAGTCCAGATCAAGCAGGCTGACCAGGCTCGTAAAGCCGCTAAGGACATGGCTGATACTGAGATTGAGAAGCAGAGATTGGTTATTGCAGAGCAGAAGGTTCAGATTGACAAAGCCAAAGCGGTTGCAGCTATTCAACATGACGCAGAAAAACAGAAGTATGACGCTCTCAAGTCCGCAGCGACTATGAAGAACGAGAAAGAGAAGATGTTGTTAGGAGCAGGTGTAGACGCTTTGAAAGAGCACTTTAAACCCAAAAAAGGAGAGTAATTGGATAACTTAGAATATTTATTGAAGGAATACATCGACAGGATGACTTTCCTCAAGGGCGGACTGGCCCAAGGCAATATTCCAACAATAGAGGAATACCGATACGTATGTGGTCAGATTCGAGGTCTCGAGGCTGCGTGCGGAACAATTCAAGACCTCAGAACCAAGATGGAGAACTCGGACAATGAGTGAACTAAACCTTAGTAGTGCAGTAGATTTATCCGCAGTGCTAAACAAAGAAGCAGAAGAAAAGGCATCACAACTACCTAAACCGCAGGGCTACCGTATTTTGTGTGCAATTCCTGAGTCTGAAGAAGCGTTTGACAGTGGCATTATTAAGTCAGATGAGACCCGTAGACATGACGAACTATTGACTACAGTGCTATTTGTGGTTGATTTAGGGCCTGATTGCTATTCAGATACCACACGCTTCCCCAACGGAGCATGGTGTAAAAAGGGCGATTTTGTCCTAGTTAGACCCAATGCTGGCACCCGTTTGGTTATCCACGGTCGAGAGTTCCGCATTATTAATGATGACTCTGTAGAAGCCGTAGTTTTAGACCCACGCGGTATTAAACGTAAATTTACTTAAGGAGCTGGACATGGCTGAATTTAAAGGCGAAGAATTTAAGTTTCCTGACGAACAGGAAGAAGTAACTAAGGGTAAACCCGTAGATACAGAAGAACAACTTGAGATCGAGGTAGAAGACGACACCCCCGAAGAAGACAGGGGTAGAACCCCTCCAGATGCTGAGAAAGTTAAGCAACTTGAGGTAGACGTTGACGATCTAGACAAATACAGCAAAGAGGCTAAAGACAAGCTAATCCGCATGAAACGTGTGTGGAATGATGAGCGTCGGGCTAAAGAAGCTGCTGATAGAGAGCGTACGGCTGCAGTAGATGCTGCCCAGCGTTTGATGGACGAGAACCGTCGTATCAAGGAAATGCTGACAAATGGTCAGGAAGAATATAAAGCAGCAATGACTTCCACGACCGAGATGCGCCTTGAGAAAGCCAAGCGTGACTATAAAGAAGCGTACGACTCTGGCGATACAGACAAGGTTATCGAAGCGCAAGAAGCTCTGACAAATGCTCAGATGTTGCTAGAAAGGGCAAGAAACTTTAAGTTACCCCCTTTACAAGACGAAAGATATGATGTACAAACGAGTCAACAGCAACAATATGCACAACCGCAAGCTACGGACGAGAAGTTAGCGGAATGGCAAGGTCGTAATTCCTGGTTCGGACAAGACGAGGAAATGACTGCAGCAGCTCTGGGTCTCCACGAGAAGCTGAAACGCCAAGGAATGCAGATTGGGTCTGATAGATATTACGCAACGTTGGACGAGACAATGCGGAAGCGGTTTCCTGAGAACTTTGATGATGACCAGGATCCACTAGAAGAAGTAGAAGTTAAGGAAAAGCCCAAAGGGGACAGTCCCAAAGCAAAGCCTGCCACGGTCGTAGCCTCTGCATCTCGGTCGACAGCACCGAAGCGAGTCAGGTTAACAACATCGCAAGTTGCGATTGCAAAGAAACTTGGTCTCTCACCAGAGCAATATGTTCGTGAACTTTTAAAATTGGAGGTTTGAAATGGCTACAAATAGAATCAATCGTGAATCAGAAACCCGTTCAACTTATGAGCGTCCTACCGCTTGGGCTCAACCAGAGCTTTTGCCAGAACCAGATAAGCAGGCAGGTTTTAGTTACCGTTGGATCCGTGTAGCTTCCCTTAATCAAGCTGACCCCCGTAATCTTTCGGCAAAACTGAGAGAAGGTTGGGAACCAGTAGGTATTGAGGAACAGCCTCAGTTTCAGTTGTTAGTTGATCCCAGTAGTCGTTATAAAGACAACATTGAGATCGGCGGTTTGTTGTTATGCAAGACTCCAGATGAGTTTGTAGCACAGCGCAATACACATTATGCTGCGCAAACAGAAGCTCAAATGGTGGCTGTAGACAACACTCTTATGCGTCAAAGTGACCCACGTATGCCTATCTTTAATGAAAGAAAAGCTACAACGTCCTTTGGTAAAGGTTAATTTTTTAATTATTTAGGAGATTTATTATGGCTTATCCAAGCGTAACAGCTCCATACGGTCTAGTTCCAATCAACAGCGTGGATGGCAAACCCTACGCTGGTGCAACCCGTCAATTGCCAATCGCAAGTACTTATAACACTGCGATTTTTAACGGGGATATTGTAGCTTTGGTCGATGGTGGCACTATTGCAAAATCAGGCGTTACAAACGACTCTACAACTTCCGCTGCTAACTACACCTATGGTGTATTTGTTGGCGTACAGTATGTAAATTCACAAGGTCAAACAGTTCAAGCTCAGTACTACCCAGGTAATGCTGCTGCTACTTCAGCTGTTGCTTATGTTGTTGACGATCCCATGGCTGCTTTCAAGGTTGCTGTTGTACACGCTAATAGCGTTGTAACAACCGTTAACCAAAGCATTGTTGGTGTAAACATGGCAATTGACCAAGGTACAGGTAGTACTACTACTGGTAACTCTGGTGCAGGCGTTCTTGTTGCTACTAATGACGCAGGTAACGCAGCAACCCTGCCTGTTCGTGCTGTTTCTGTAATTCCTGAAACTGCTACTGGCGCAAATGCCTTCACTGAAGTAGTAGTGAAGTTGAACAATCCACAAATACTCCGTGCAACGGGTATTGACTACGCTGCTTAAGGAGCTTAAAAAATGGCTATTTCACGCGCACAACTACTGAAAGAGTTGCTCCCTGGATTGAACGCTTTGTTTGGTCTTGAGTATGCAACGTATGGCGAACAACACAAAGAGATCTACGAAACTGAGACCTCCGAGCGTTCGTTCGAAGAAGAAACCAAGTTGTCAGGCTTTAGTGCCGCCCCAGTCAAAAACGAAGGCTCAGCTATTGCTTATGACAATGCACAAGAGGCATTTACTGCTCGCTATACCCACGTAACGATCGCTCAAGGCTTCTCTTTAACAGAAGAGGCTATTGAGGACAACTTGTATGACAGCCTATCGGCCCGTTATACCAAGGCGTTAGCTCGTTCCATGGCGTATACCAAGCAAGTTCGTGCAGCTTCTGTATTGAACAACGGTTTTAGTGCTAGTTTCCCAGGCGGTGACGGCGTTGCGTTGTTTGCAACTGACCACCCACTCGTTTCTGGCGGCACAAACTCAAACGAACCAGCAACTGGCGCTGACTTAAACGAGACTTCTTTGGAAGCCGCCGTTATTCAGATCGCTCAGTGGACAGACGAGCGTGGTTTGCTCATCGCTGCTAAGCCTAAGAAGCTAATCGTTCCACCACAACTTCAGTTCGTTGCAACTCGCTTGCTCGAAACCGAATTGCGTGTTGGTACAGCCGATAACGACATCAACGCCATCAAGAACAACGGTTCCATCCCAGAAGGTTATACAGTTAATAACTACCTGACCGATCCAAACGCATGGTTCTTGACCACTGATGTTCCAAACGGCATGAAGCACTTTGTTCGTACACCACTCTCCAATTCCATGGATGGTGACTTTGATACGGGCAACGTACGCTACAAGTCTCGTGAGCGTTATTCTTTCGGATTCTCGGATCCGCTCGGAATGTTCGGTTCACCAGGCGCTTAAGCCTTATAAATCAAGCACTTGTGCTAGATTAGAACCCCACTTCGGTGGGGTTTTTTATTTGTTTTAACAAACTTTCAAAGGAAAGATGGTCCTTATCTGCAGCAAATTCTATGGTAAATAGGTATCTTGGCTCGTAAAAATTGATAACCGTGTGCCGTACCTGAGCGTTAAAAAGGTAATAAGTATCAGGCTCGTAGACCAATTCTTCAAAGGGAAACTGCGCTCCTTCTGTGCTTGTAAACAAACAATGGCTCTTAACTTCTGGGGTTAGAAGCATGTTGACCCCCACCCCCCTACGGGTATCCGTGTGCCAGTCGTAGCAGACATAGGGAGAAAGCTGAACAATCCCAGCTACAAAGGAGTGTTTACGGAAAAGGTCTACCAAAAACGGATCTTTGGATAACATCTCAACAGGTACTTGTACGGCTTTGAAGTTGTAATAGTCCTGCCAGTTTTGCGCAGTAGCAGCAAACTCCAAAAGTTCTTTAGTAATTACAGATCTGCTCGGTATTTTGTAATAGTTCATGGAACTATTTTACGCAAAAGATGTTGCACAAAGCCAAAATAGTAGTAATATTACGGTACGTCTAGGAACTTTTTACTTGTATCGACTGACCTAGCAGACGTTATAGAGACGATACGAGGATGTG